TTGGATAAGCATGGTATTGAGGGACTCAATCTTGTTGAAGGAATGTTCGCAATTGCTTTTACACAAGGTGATGGTTCTATCACCATTGTGAGAGATCGACACGGAGAGGTTCCACTTCATTATTCTCTACTCACTGGTTTGTTCCCTTCTTTCACTTTTTGTTCAGAAATAAAAGGTCTTCTTTCTTTGGGTGAAAGTGGAAAGACTATCAAGATGTTGGAACCTGGTTCTTTTATTAAGGTATCATCAGACTTTAATGTACAAGAGGGGTTTTGGTATAACATTACAGAACACATAACCAATACTTTGTCATGGGACTTTGAAACATCGATTGGTAGTGTTCACGATGGTATTGTACAAGGTTCTTATGAGAGAACTGTTTCTGATGTTCCTGTTGCATGTTTACTATCTGGTGGTATTGACTCAGCTATTACTACTCTTGTTGCGTCCAAACACATACCCAACCTTGTTACATACACCGCAGTTCATGATGAGAACTCAAAGGATTTGAGGTCAGCCAGGGAAGTTGCTAAATATTTGGGTGTAGAACTGAGGGAGGTAAAGGTAAAACCTCCCACTATTGATGATGATGATGATGTCATCAAAACTATTGAAATGCCCTACAAGGCACAAGTAGAAATTGGTTACCCTTGCATACAACTTGCAAAAAGAATTCATGAAGATGGATTTAAGGTTATTATGTCTGGTGAAGGAAGTGATGAACTCTGGGCGTCATATGGTATGAGTTATCATGGTATTCAGGAAAAAGGTTGGACAAACTATCGTGTGGGACTGTTTGGTTCTCAACACCGTAAGAACTTTTCCAGATGTAATAAAATTTTTATGAAATATGGTATCGAATGTAGACTTCCATTTTTAAACACACAGTTGGTAGAGACTGCACTTGGTTTGAGTCAAGATATTGTATGGGATGGTAAATCAAGACCAAAGGCTATCTTACAAGAGGCATTCAGAGGTCAGTTACCTGATGAAATTATTGATAGAAAAAAGGTTGCGTTCCAGGATGGAATGGGTATCAAATCACTTTTCGAAGATATTGTCGATTCTCCAAAAATATATTATACTGAACACTATAAGAAACAATTCTCATGACTTTTCCATATAAATTACAAGATGTGTACGACGGTGAATCTCAGGAGAAATTCACTGTCATTTCTACGTTTGCTGGTGGGGGTGGTTCCTCTACTGGATATCGTCTTGCGGGTGGAAAAATTTTGTGTATCAATGAGTTTGTAGAAGAAGCAAGAAAAACATATTCCACAAACTATCCTTCTACACCCATTGTTCCTGATGATATCAAACAATTGACTGGTGGTGACTTCCTCAAGATCACTGGACTAAAACCTATGGAACTTGATATCCTTGATGGATCACCACCTTGTTCTGCGTTTTCTGTTGCAGGATCTATGTGTCGTGGTGAAGGATCCAAACACTCTGATGGTTGGGGTAAAACCAAAAATTATTCAGATGGTAAGAAGGTTGAGAATATTGAGGACTTGTTCTTTGAGTTTATTCGTGTTGCCAAAGGTATTCAACCCAAAGTTATTGTTGCTGAGAATGTCAAAGGATTGACAATTGGTGAGGCGAAGACTTATTATGCTAAGATTACCAATGCCTTTGAGGAAATTGGTTATCTTGTCACTTCTAAAGTGATGAAAGCATCACACTATGGTGTGGGTCAAGCAAGAGAAAGACTTATCTTTATTGCAGTTCGTCAAGATATTGCAGACAAGATTGGTTTGAATGTTCTTACAGTGTCTTCATTATTCCCTCCAACATCCTCTAAAGACACCACAATTGGTGATGTTATTGATGGAGTTGTGAATGATCCTGACAATGTAAAAGAATTGACAGATCATATGATCAATAGTGGTATCTACAAAAAAGTTGTGGAGAAAATGCCCAAGGATCCTAAGAAGATTCTATCGGGTATGGACTACCATGAGAAAGGACACTGTTTTAATACTAAGAGAGCGTCATTCTACAAACCTTCACCTACACTCACTGCTAGTGGTGGTTTAATTCACTGGAGAGAAGATCGAGTACTTACAGTTCCCGAATTGAAACGTATTCAATCACTTCCTGAAGATTTTATCTTGACTGGTTCTCATTCCCAACAGACAGAACGTATTGGTCGAATGGTTCCTCCTTTGATGATGAAGGCTATTGCAGAAAACATTTACAAAGAAGTATTATCTAAACTATGAAAACTTTAACACTCGAAGACTATCAAAAGGCTGGTGAAGAATTCTGGCCAAAGTATTGGTATATTGCCAAAGAACTGGGTGAAGATTCTAAGCCAGAGGACATTCTCAAAGTCATGGAAGCAGTTGGTACTGTTGCTTTAAAACTCAAATTAGAAGACACTCTTTCACCATTTGGTTTTAATAAAAAGACAAAACCTGAGGAATAAATACTCAAAAGAGAAAAATCATATGCTCTCTACGCAATACAGACTCCGACTTGAGTTTATCTGTAGTAAAATTGCAAAAGGTGAAGAAGTAAAATTGGAGGATATGATTTGGGCAGAGAAACTTGCTAAGTCATATACCACCGCTAGAGATTGGTTGAACAAAGCACGTCGTCAGGCCGCCGGTGATATTGAAGAGGGTAGCATGGATGATTTTATGAATAGGATGGGATTAGGAGACCCCGACCCATCCAATCATAGTACGGGGTTCAAATCTGCAGATGAAATTGTAGATTGGTTCAAACAAGATAAACCTGATGATTGGAGACAAAGAGATTGAGTTACGAAGTCCAAACTTGGGATGACCAACACAAATGTGTAAGGTATCATTCTGTATATGATGCAATTGATTATGAAGATGCTGCTCAAGTAATACGAGGATTACATCCAGAACAAAATGTTATTGCTGTTGTGAGAACTAAAAATGATTGAACTTGAAGAAAAACTGCAACATGTAGATCATCTTCAAAGGATTGAACTCGATATCCATGAGTTCGATCAGTGGGTGACAAAATGGTCATGGTATGTCGGTGAAGAAAGTCTAGGTAAGATTCGTATAAAGAAATCAAGATTTGGTTTACATACAAGTGTCCATGAATCTGGTAAAAATTTGGTCAGTGGTATTGAACTTGATTCTGTAATCAAAACAACCTATTGTTACCTCAAGTGGGAACGTGATGGTTACGATGGTCTTGTTGGTGTTAAGTATGAAAGTGTGGTTGGTGGTAAACTTTAATAAATAAAGACATAGAAAGGTTATTGTAAAAAAGATGTCTTCAACAATGCGTAATTTTATGGAAGCTTATATGGCTGTCCATAACACTGAAGCAAAAGAAGAATTGACTTCTGCTAGAGATCTCATCTCTGAGATGGACCTCTCCCACCTCACTGACTCAGACCTGTCTGAAATTGTAGAATCAGTTCTCGAAGAAATGTTCGAGAAAGGTTACTCTGTAGATTCTGCTCATAGAATTTTCAGTGAGATGTTCGTTGAGTCAAATATTGTTGGAAGACAAGCAAAGATTGAAAGAATCTGTGAAGCACTGAACAAGGCGTTTGATTTGATTGACTCAAAGGCTTCTACAGTGGCGATGGAAGAATTTTCTAAGTATAGACATAATAAGAAAATTCAAGAATCTTGGTCTGCAAGATTCAATCAAGAGAAGAGAGTTGAAAGAGCACATAATCAACTTGTTGCACGAGAGTCATTGAATGTAAAGACTCTTCTTCTTCAACTGGTAGAGAAGGCTGATAAGTCATATCTTGAAACTGATATGAAAAAACGTCAGGCAAATAACGAGAAGGCTCGTAAGGATATGGAGAAGATGGGTACTTCTATGAAGAATCCACATTTCGAAGAAGTATCACAAATCCGTAAGGGTTGGGGTGATGCATATGCATCCATCTATGAGAAGAAACTGGCTGCACCAGATCATGATCCAGTAGGTCAGGAAGATAAGGACATCGACAACGATGGTGACCACGACAAGACTGACAAGTATCTTCTCAATCGTCGTAAGGTCATTGGTAAGGCAATTGATAAGAAGAAGAAAAAGGTAGAAGAAGGATATGGCACTGGTGCTGCTATGATCCGTGGTGGTGGTAAACCTAAGAATAAGGTTGATGTCTTTGCTTATGATAGAAAGATTGGTAAGAAGAC